GAGAGATTATTTCTCATGAAAAATAAAATATCGGTAATGTTGGTAGAATATACTGACGTTACCGATGTTTTTTTGGTACAAAGGACATAAGGGGACGAGGAGGGCTTTGGTTAAGCAAAAGTTGAAATATGTTCTGCAGATCTATTGATTTCTTGAAAATAGAGAGATAAAATGAAACCAAATACAAGGAATGGCAGCAGTAAGAAAGGAAGGTTACGTTAATGACAAAACAGGAAATGTTAAAGGAAATGGACGAGAAGCACTGGGGACATGATTTGGATGAAAACTCTTCCTATGAAGATGTGAAAGAAGAGTATGAAGAAATGATAGAAGAAATTTCGGATGATTCAGACATGTTTCCGAACGTAAGAGATTATGATGCTGAAGATGAGGATGGAATCTGATTATAAAACACCACATGTGAAATATGTAATTTAGAGAGCTGAAAAGCTCTCTTTTTTAGAAGGAGAAGAATATGGAAATTAGAGCAGAGCCGAAAGGCTCTTATTTTTATACTTATTAAAATTGCGCCGGCGCAACACCGGAGAAAGGAAAAAACAATGAAAGAAAACTATATTAAAGCATTTTTTACAGCAATCTTTGCACTGATCAGCTCCATTTTGGGAGTTTTGACAGTGCCAGTCCTCCTGATGGTGGCCTGCAACGTCCTTGACTATGCCACCGGCCTTATGGCATCCACATACAGATCTGAGGACATCAACTCATATAAAAGCATCCGTGGAATTATGAAAAAGGTGTGTATGTGGCTTTTAGTAATCGTGGGAGCGATCATTGATCAGCTTCTTTTATATGCGTCCCAGACTGCAGGTATCACATTACCATTTACATTCCTGGTAGCCTGTATTGTTGCAATCTGGATCATCTGCAACGAGATCATCAGTATCCTGGAAAATATCAAAGACATGGGAGTGACAATCCCGGCATTCCTGATTCCACTTGTAACACATGTAAAATCTCAGGTGGAAGATAAAGTAAATATCGATACAGAAAAAGAGGATTCAGAGGGCGAGTGATCGTCCTCTTTTCTTATCAGTAAAGGAGAAACAACATGCTAAAGATTATGGGAAAATCCCAGGCAAGCATTGAACAGATGAGAACCTATATTAAGAAGGTTAATCCGCAGGTACCGGATTCTGTCATAAAGATGATTCACTTATACATCACTGAGGGAACAGCAGAAAATGTTCGTGGAGATATTGCTTTTGCTCAGTCTTGCCTGGAAACCGGGGACTTTACATTTGGTGGGTCAGGAGTAATGCTTGCCCAGAATAATTTTTGTGGTCTGGGCGTAACTAAAACGGGCATGAAAGGCAACAGCTTCAAGACACAAGCGGAAGGCATCCGGGCACAGATCCAGCATCTGCAGGCTTATGCCTCTACAGACAAGCTGCAGAATCGTTGTGTAGATCCGCGTTACACATATGTCAACAGGGGCTGTGCAGAATATGTCGAGCATCTCGGCACGCATGAAAACCCGAAGGGCCAGGGCTGGGCATCCGGACAGAACTACGGCCAGAAGATCATCAACATTCTGAACAGCATATTATCAATTAAGATAGAGAAGGAGAATGATATTATGAATATCAATACAAGTTTTATCAGCAATAACAACAGCTATGCAGGTCAGATACCGGTGTATATTGTTATTCACAACACAGATAACTATGCAAAGGGAGCAAATGCAAAAGCACATGCAAAGGCCCAGCATGATGGAAATTTTAAAGGCTACTCCGCGCATGTATTCGTTGATGATACAGAAGCATACCAGGCACTTCCGTATGATCGTGGCGCGTGGCATGTAGGAGTTAATTATGGCGGCCGTTTGTTCGGGACAGTCAACAACAGAAATGCGGTAGGAATCGAGATGTGCGTCCAGGAGGGCTACAATTATGAGAAAGCATTCCAGAATACAGTCCAGGTATGCAAACAGATCATGAAACAGCTGGGAATCCCGTCAGACAGAGTTGTACAGCATTATGATGTATGCGCCAAGAACTGCCCGTCAGCAATCCGGGCCAAGGGTGACTGGAATCGTTTCAAGCAGCTGATCGGAGCCAAGACCACCACGGCAACAGTAGATAAATACTACCGCACAAGAAAATCCTGGGCTGACAGTAAGAGCCAGATCGGAGCATATAAGAGTCTTGAAAATGCAAAGAAAGAATGGAAAGAAGGCTACACCATCTACGACTGGAACGGAAAAGCGGTGTATCCAGTGGAAAAGACAAGTGCAATAACACTGACAAAAGAAATTAAGGTTCAGCTTCCGGTTATTAAAAAAGGCAGCTCCGGAGCAGCAGTATCTTCCCTGCAGGCCGTGCTTGGTGTTGAAGTAGACGGTTCTTTCGGAAACGATACAGAAACATCTTTGAAAGTATTCCAGAAAAACGTTGCTATTACTGCAGATGGCTCATGCGGAACAGACACCTGGACAAAGGTGATTGAACACATGAAAGCCAACACAAAATAAGTATAAGAACAGTTAAGAATGAAGCGATAGCTAACAAATAGCTAACATCATGCGGAAAAAGCATGAAAATAAAGGAACAGCTGTTTCCGTACAGGAAGCTGCTGACGCTGGCAAATTCTAATATAAGCATAGCTTAAAATAGCGAAAAAGCCGTAAACTCAAGGGTTTGCGGCTTTTTTACGTTTGCCTGAAAATTAGAACAAAACACTCTGAAAAAATGATAAATTTGACGGGTAGCTAACAAGTAGCTTACACGTAGCTAACAACGGTAGCTTACAAATTATTCGCTGGGGATCTCTGGCCAGGTGATCATATTCATAGCTGTACGCAGGTCTTCGATGGTCCTGTGAGTGTATACTTTTTCCGTGATATCCTGGATTTCATGACCAACGATTAACTTTAGGACATATTCGTTTATGTTGGATTCCTTTGCCTTGGTAATAAAGGTGTGCCGGGTGTCGTGAGGCTTGTGGGTCATATTCAGGCGTGACATAACCTTTTTGAAACGGTTTCTGTACTTGTCATATGTAAGATGAGTTCCCTGCTGCCCATCCGGATCATTGAAAAGATATTCACTGTGCATAGAAGTGGCCTGATTGTAATTGCGGCGAACCAGATCCATGATCTGTGGGTGAATAGGAACGGTACGATTCTTTCCGGCATCTGTTTTCAGTCCACCGATAAAAGTCATATTTTCAAAGTCAATATCTGCAATTTTCAGGACAGCCAGTTCCTGTGGCCGCCAGCCAGAATATATTCCGATCAGAACCATATTTGCAAAAGGAATTTCAAGATGGGACCAGAGAGACAATATTTCCTGATCAGAAAAAGGAACACGGATGATTTTGGGCTTAGGCTGCTGCACACCATCACAGAGTTGGGCATAGTCTTTAGTTACAATTTCATGTTTCATGGCATATCGGTACATAAGATTGAATAAGCTTTTCATTCGTGCTTTTGTGCTGTCACCGACCTGAGCATTTCGAATAGTTGTTTCCAGATGCTCAACCCGGATATCTTTCATTTTGATATTGTATAGTGGAGCACAGTGCTTATATGCAGAAGTAATAGTACGGACACTGGAAGGACCACCCAGGGTAGGGAAATGTACATCAGACCATGCTTCGTAGACATCGCTAAAAGTGGGTTCTTTGGCAAATAAATCGTAGGGACTTTCGTTATATCGGGTAAGAGCTTCCAAAGCTTCTTTTCTGGTGCTAAAGTATCCGATAGCTTTTTTGACTTGTTTGGACTGATTGGTTTTTGTGTTGATTTCCCATCCGGTTGTTTTACTGGCTGCCCAGGGCTTACGTCTCTTTCCGGGAAGTTTATAAACAGATCCGAAACCATTTGGTAACTTCATAAATATCATCCTCCTTGTAAATATGGGTACAAAAATAACAGCCAGCGAACGAGTGTTTCGCTTGCAAGGCTGCTTCGAAGATGATACAATATTTTTGCGAAATCGGTAGCATCTTCGGAAGCTACGTGCCGGTTCCTGTTGGCGCAGGGGCCGGTTTTTAGTTTATAAATCAAGTAATTGTTTTTTCT